TAGTGAAGGAAGTTTAATATCAACAGCAGGTATAAGAGGATTAGGTTTAGTAGCAGGAGGAACATCATATCAATTATTAATAGGTCCTCCTTCTGCTACTAGGGCAGCAGAAATTCAAACAATTCAACAAGGAGTGGGATTTAATCAAAACTTATCATTACAACCATTAGGGGGAAATGTAGGAATAGGATTAACAAATCCAACACAAAAATTAGATGTTAATGGTAATACAACTATTAGTGGTAAATTAATTGTGGGTAATAATAACTCTTTTCCAGATTTACAATTAGGTTCTGCTAATGGTTATAATTTAGGAGTAGCAACAAATGCAAGTACATTTTCAACATCAGCATTAGCAGGTGATATGGTTATAAGATCATCAGAAACAAGACGCTTAATTTTACAAGCAAATGGAGGTGGTGGTGCTGGTATAATAATTGATAGTGCTAATAATACAACATTAAATTCTTTAACAACATCAGGAACTTTAAATTTTGGAAGTAGAATACAAAACTTTTTAATAAATTTATGGAGCACTAATGAATATGGTTTTGGAATTAATAATAGTATGTTAAGATATAATAGCGGTGGTAGTCATACATTTTTTACTGGAACAACACAACGTGTAGATTTTAGTTCAACTGGTGTTATTACTTGTGGAGGAATAAATGCTAGTGGAAATGTAGGTATTGGAGTTGTAAATCCTAACGCCACATTAGAATTATATTCAACAACACAATTATCATCAAGAATTATTTTAAGCGGTCAAGAATTTTATACAAATACTTCTATTGTATCAGGAGGAATTGCTTTATTATGTGGTGTTAATAGAACTGGAAACAGACAATTATGGATTGGAGATAGTCTTAATTTAACTCAAAATACAACTAATAAAATTTTAAGGCTTATGGTTGATGGTATTGATTGTATTGCTACAAATGGAACAACATCATTACCTATGTTTTTAGGAGGTGGAGGAGCAACAACAACTATTAATGGTTCAACAATAACTATAACTAATAATACAAATGTTAATGGTAATACATCTATTAATGGTAATTTAAATATTAATAATGCTAGTAGTATTTTTTTTAATAAAACTTCAACTTCTGCATGGATTATAGAATTTGGAACATCACCGAATGGTGTTGCTGATAGTATGATTTTCTTTCATAGTGAAACTTCACCAGCTACTAAGTCTTCGAGATGGTGGTTTAATGGATCACAAACAAATACAAGTAGTGAAATTAGTGATGAAAGAATTAAAAAAGAAATTAATGATATTCAAACCCCTTTAAATAAAATAATGGAATTAAAACCAAAAGAATATTATTTATGCGATGATAAAGATTATAATAAGAAGTTTGGAATAATAGCACAAGATGTTGAAAAGACATTTCCAGAATTAATTCATAATTCAAATGATTATATTGCTAATATATTCAGTTATGCTACATATGAAAATGGTATTATTACATTAGAACAAGATATAACAGAACTTATTAATATAGATGATGAAATTAAAATCATATTAGATAATAATGATAAAAATAATTTAGAAATTGCTATAGATGATACACCATATAATAATAGATATAAAAAAAGATTTGTTAAGGTGGTAGAAATAATTGATAATCATTCATTTAAGATAGATATAGAATTACAAGAAATTGAAGTATTTATATATGGTAAGAAGGTAGAAGACTTTAAAAGATTAGATTATGAAAGTTTATATTGCTTAAATATTGCTGGAACTCAAGAATTATATAAAATCATACAATCCCAACAACAACAAATATATAATTTACAAATGCAAATAGATGAATTAAAACAATTAATTAATAAATAAAAATAATAATAAATATTAAATAGATATGTATTATAAAATTTCAACACTATTATTAATAATATTTATGTTATTTTTTTTAATAGGAGTAATATTTATATTAACAAATAATATTAAAAGTTATGAGACATTTCAAACAAAAAGTTTTACATATGATGATACATTAGTAAGAGCATTCCCACCAAGTGGTTCAACTTTAACATTAACTACAAATACAGTAAGTGAAACTGGTAGAGATAGTAGTGGATTAATAATATTTACATCAGAATCTATGTTTACATCAGCGAATGATTTATATTATATATCATCTACGTTTAGACAAAATAATGGAATACAAATATCAAATATATTTAAAGAAAATTCATCAACAAATATAACATTATTAAGTTCTTCGCCGCAAACAATAGTAGCACCCGAAGGTTCAGTAATAGGAAATTATATTATATATACCTATGTTTCAAAACTTAAATTCGTAAGTTTTTCAATAACATTTAATAATGCAGCAAATATTTATAATAATAATCGTATTAAATTATATACAACTTCGTATAATTCAAATAATTTAATAAGAATAGATGCTGACGAGACAGTTTCAGGTAATAGATTAGTTATAACAATTAAACCAACTATTGAACCATATATAATTGATAAACTTATAATATTTTTTGATAATTCAATATCGCAAATAGTAGTTAATAATATAACAGTAAGTGGAATACCGATAAATATTTCAAATAGAATTGAAGATGAACCTGTAGAAGAAAATAATGTTAATTTAATGTTAGGAGAAAATAATGCGTTACCAACAGTTTCACCTGTTCAAAGAGCATTTGATAATTATTTATATGCTGGAACATCACCAAATAAGAAATTTAAAGAATTAGTTCAAATCAAAAAACCATATGCGATGTATTATGCTGGAAGTGTAGGATTTAAAAATTCTAATACAATAAATACACAATTCCAAGATTTATATGGTAGACAATGTAGAAATGCAATAATAGTAGGTAATTATAATAAAATAATTGATAATATAAATACAAATACCAATAATTATAATAGTAATAAATTAGAATATATAACAGGAACAACACGAACACAAATATTATTTCCATATGATAGTATTCCAAAAGAATATACAATATGTGCTATAACTAAATATACAAATAGTACTAGAAATAGAAGACGTATATTATCAGCAGAGACAAATGGGGTGAATGGTCCTAATTGGTTATTAGGACATTGGGAGGGAAGAACATTAATCGCACATCATAATAGATGGTTATCAAGACATAATAATATTAATAATAAAACCGAATGGGTTATATCATGTATAACGTCTGGAACTAATGGTGGAAAATCACATGTGTTTATGAATAATGAAACATATGAACATTCTTATCATCCAGTTAGTAATTATGGAGGTAGGTCATTTGGGACATTAACTGTAAATAAAAATCCATGGGGTGAAAATTCTGATTTTGCTTTAAGTTATGTAATAATATGGGATACTGCATTACAAAGACCAGAATTAATAAATGTATACGATGCATTAGATAATTATTTAAAAACAGGTGAAGAGTTAGATTATGCAACTACGAATGATTTAGGTATAACAGTACAACAACCAAGGGGATCTTGTGGAAATCCTGGAACTTCTGCGATGGATATAAAGAGAGAAACAGGAACAAATAATGATGGAATATATTGGATACATATATCAGATGAAATAGGTGTAAAACCTGTATATTGTATTATGAATAGTGCGTGTCATGGAGGTGGTTGGATGTTAGCGATGAAGGGAGCAAGAAATAGAACGACATTTATGTATGGAACACATCATTGGACTACAAATAGTGTATTAAATGAGAACTTTTTAAGAAGAAATGATGGTGCTACGGATGAGGATGCTAAGTTTCAAGTATTTAATGGATCTAAAATAAATGATTGTTTAGCAATATTCAATAGTGCGGATGTTAGAGGCAATTCAAATATACCAGGATATGGATATGGATGGTTTGAACCTAATATAATAAAAGTAAGACAATCATTATTAGAATATTTTAAGAGTGATTCATGTTATATAAATTATTTTGGAGATAAAGATGCTGATTTTTCACATTTTAATAGATGTGAAATAGCTAATAGAGATAAATATAGATATACTGATAATTCTCAAAAAAATAATGCGAGAAATAGATTTATTGCCGATCATATAACGAATAAATATAAGGAAGGTATTTGGTCTAATCAAAAAGAGTTTATGGCGTATGGTTTAAATATTCGTCCAAGAACATGGTGGGGTCATTCAGTAAGATGGGGAGGAACATTTAATGAAAATCCTGGAACAACTAATCATGGTTATTGGTGGCATGGAGATGGAAGTAATGATGTTTCAGGTGGTATTGGAGTTAATCATTGGTATTCATGTGGTGATGTTATAGGTTGTTGTGAGGCATCACGTGGAACAGTAGCATCTATGAGATTTGAATGGTATGTTAGATAAAAAATATATAAAAATAAAATATTATATAAATATAATAAAAGATGTTTTCAGATATTCGTAATTTTGTAGAATTAACATCAAAATCAAATATTGAATGTATTCAAAATTACGTTCCTTTAGTATTTCCAACAGAACATCCAGAAGAGGTAAATTATTATAAAGATGCAAAAGTATGTTTAAGTGAGGTAGTAGATAATGCTAATAGTTATTAAATATTTATTTTTTTATTGATTATAGATAATATAATGAGTTCAGGGTTTGATCCGATATTAATAGCATCTGTGATATTTATGCAAATAGGGGCGAGATATTTAGATTTAGAATTAACAGATTTTCAGAAAAAGTTATTAAAAAACAAGGTAATACAGGGTGTAATATTATTTGGATTAATATATGTTCCGGTGAGGGATATCCAAAAAACGATAATGATATTATTAATGATATATTTAATAATATATGTAATGTTTAATGAAAATAATAATTATAATTTATTTTCGAAAAAATATTTATATAACGAGGGAATAATAACAAATTATAATGATATTAAGAAGAAATATTATACAAACTTATCAAATTTAATAAAATAAAAAATGATTATTATATTTAAAATTAACTTATATAATAAATAGATATGTCAATATATAATGAATTATCATATAATAGTCAAAAAGTTATTATTGAGGAAGTTAAAGGAATTCAATTTAGTGTATTAGGACCAGATGAGATAATTAAACGTTCAGTAGTTAAAATTACTAAAACAGATACATATGCGGGTAGTGAACCAGTTGTTGGTGGTTTATTCGATCCAAGAATGGGAGTTTTAGAACATAATAAGATATGTACGACTTGTGAACAGAAAAATGTATTTTGTCCGGGTCATTTCGGTCATATAGAATTAGCAAAACCAGTATTTCATGCAATGTTCTTTGATATAGTAAAGAAGATATTAAAATGTGTATGTTATAGATGTTCGCGAATGTTAATATCGCAACATACAACAATAGAAGAATTAAAGAATGAGATGAATAGGATATTAGCGATTAAAAATAATCAAAAGAGATGGGAGGCATATTTTAAGTTATGTAATACAACTACAAAAATTAAGATTTGTGGTGATGATAAACATATTGGATGTGGATGTAAACAACCAGATAGATATAATAAAGAAGCATCTATGAAAATTATTGCTGAATGGAAGGATAAGACAAAAGAAACATCAATTCAGCAAGAGTTTACAGCGGAAGATGTTTTAAGAATATTTAAAAGAATTACAGATGAAGATATGGAATTGATGGGATTTAATCCTAAATGGAATAGACCTGAATGGATGATATGTACGGTATTACCAGTTCCACCACCTGCTGTTCGTCCAAGTATTATAGAGGAAAATGGACAGAGAAGAGAGGATGATTTAACTCATAAATTGAGTGATATAATTAAAACTAATAATAATATTATTGATAAAATTAATAAAGGTGCAAGTGAGGAAACAATTAAATTAATAACTATGGTTTTACAATATCATGTATTTACATTTATAGATAATCAAATTCCAGGATTAGCACCATCACAACAAAGAAATGGAAGAAGATTAAGATCAGTATGCGATAGAATGAAGAAGAAAGAGGGGAGAATTAGAGGTAATTTAAATGGGAAGCGTGTAGATCAATCAGCACGTTCAGTAATTACACCGGATCCTTATATTAGTATAGATGAATTAGGTGTTCCTATTCGTGTAGCATTAAATATAACATTTCAGGAAATAGTGAATGAATATAATATTGAAGAAATGAGAAAATTAATATTGAATGGTTCAAATAAGTGGCCTGGTGCTAAATATGTGAAGAAGACGAATGAATTAGGACCTATTAATTTAAAATACGCTGATTTAATTAAAATAGCGAATGAACTTAAATACGGGGATGTCGTTCATAGACATTTACGAGATGGTGATTATGTATTATTTAATCGTCAACCATCTTTACATAAGATGAGTATGATGTGTCATAAGGTAATTATTATGCCATATCAAACATTTAGATTAAACGTTTTAGATACACCACCATATAATGCTGATTTTGATGGTGATGAGATGAATTTACATTGTCCTCAAAATATTCAAACGATGAGTGAATTGAAAGATTTAGCAGCAGTTCCGTATTTAATATTAGCACCAAGAGATGGAAAACCGAGTATTGAGGTAGTTCAAGATACATTAGTAGGTTCATTTAGAGCAACAAAGGATTATACAGTAGTTGCTGATAAACAGATGGCGAATTTACAAATGATTAATAGTTATTTTAAAGGAAAATTAGAAAAACCATCAAAAAATTATACATATACTGGAAGAGATTTATTTTCTGAAATAATGCCACCATCATTATTTATTGAAATGACAAATAAAGCAAAAGAAAAGGTTGTTATTAATAATAGTAAATTAATATCAGGAACATTAGATAAATCAGTATTTCATAATATTACAAATGGATTAATTCCTGTTATATATCATGATTATGGACCAGTTGAAATAAAAAAGTTTTTAGATAATACACAAAGATTAATATGTAGATGGTTATTAACATCTGGTTTCAGTATTGGTATTAGTGATTTAGTAACAAATGAAAGCACAGATAAAGAATTAAATAATAAAATCAAGGAAATGAAAGCAAGTGCATATAAGAAATTAGAAGAGATACGAAAGGGGGATTTAGAAAATAATTCAATATTTTCGAATGAGGAATTTTTAGAAAGGGAATTAATAGGAATATTAAATCAAACAACAAATGAAGTTGCTAAAATTAGTTTAGCTAAAATTGATGAAAAAACTAATAGAATGTTTAATATGGTTAAATCTGGTTCAAAAGGTAAAGAAACTAATATTGCGCAAATTATGGCGTGTGTAGGACAGCAGAATGTGGATGGTAAGCGAATTGCTTATGGATTTACAGATAGAACATTACCACATTATACTAAATACGATGATGGACCGGAGGCACGAGGATTTGTGGAAAATAGTTTTATAAGTGGATTATCACCACAGGAAGTATTCTTTCATGCAATGGGAGGTCGTGAAGGTTTAATTGATACAGCAGTTAAATCAGTAACAGGAGATACAGATATTATAATAATTGAAAATGGAAAAACTAAATTTGTAAAAATAGGTAGTTGGATTGATAATAAAATAGATGATGAAGAGAATAAAGATTATGTGGAATTATTTGGACCCGAAGATATGAATATGGAAATGTTAGATGTACGTGATAATATTATATATATTCCATCTTGTGATTATAAAGGAAATATTATATGGGGTAGAATTACAAATGTTAGTAGACATGATCCAGGAAATATTTTATATAAAGTAAAAACAAAATCAGGTAGAGAAATTACAGTTACGAAATCAAAATCATTAATGGTTTGGGATAATAATAGTAATGAGTTTATTAAAAAGGATACAGGAGATATAATTATTGGTGATAAATTACCTGTAACAATGAAATTGCCTGAATTAAAAATATACGACGAGGTATTATCAAAAGAGTTTGGATATATGGTTGGTAAAACAATCGCATTAAATAATAATAAAATTCCTAAATATGCGTTTACAGCATCGCAAGAGTTTGTGATTGGATTAATAGAGGGATATTATGATAATAGTAGTTTATTTATAAATAATGAGATAATAACAGAAACTAATTCTATAGAATTATTAAATGAATTAATATTAATATTAGCACGTATTGGAATTAGTGGTAAAATAGAAGATAATGGGAATAAATATAAAATTAGAATAAATGGAATTGAATTAAATAATTTTAATAAGATAATAAAATTAAAAAATATTCATATTAATGATAATAATGATAATAATGATAATAATGATAATTATAAAACAAGTAATGATGTTATATTAGATGAAATAGTATTAATTACAGCTATGAATGAAGATATATTTAAAAATAAATATAGGAAAGTATATGATGTATCAGTTCCTGAAACTGGTAATTTCTCAACTATTAATGGAATTCATTGTGTAAATACTAGTGAAACTGGATATATTCAGCGTAGATTAGTAAAAGCAATGGAAGATGCGAAAATTAATTATGATAATACGGTAAGAAATGCGAATGGTTCAATTATTCAATTTATATATGGTGAAGATGGGATGGATGGATGTAAGATAGAAACACAGATAATACCGACAATTGAAATGAAATTTATGGATATTGAGGCAAAATATAATTTAACACCTGTAGATAATATAAAAGTATATTTAACACCTGAAGCATTCAAAACAATTAATAGTAAAACATATGATAGATGCAGAGAACATTTTAATGATTTGATATCTGATAAGAATTTCTTAATATCAAAGGTAAATAAGAATAGAAAAAATAGTATTGTTAATTATCCTATACCATTTTATAGAATTATAAAGAATTGTATTAAGAGACGTGAATCGAGTAATATTAAAGCTACATTAAGTGATTTAACGCCTGATTATATATTAGACAAAATAGAAGAAATAACGAATGATTTATATATTAAAGATTTGGAACAGGGTATGATATATTTTCATATATTATTAAGAATATATTTATCACCTAAAAAATTAATAATAGAACATAATTTTAATAAATCTATGTTTGATTGGGTTGTATTACAAATATATGAATATTTTAAAGAAGCAATTGCGCAACCGAGTGAAATGGTAGGAATTATAGCAGCACAAACGATTGGAGAAATGGGAACACAAATGACATTAGATTCGTTTCATGTTTCAGGAACAGCAGCAGCAGTAAAAGCAACGAGTGGTGTGCCTAGATTGAAAGAAATATTAAGTGCTACTAAGAAAACAAAAACACCAACATTAATTATATATATGAAACCTGATGTAGCATCAGTAAAAAATCCAAAAATTGCTGAAAATGGGATTGATTATACAGATGATAGAATAGAACAAACGAAAAGTATTGCTATGAATATTAAAAATTCAATAGAAATTACAACATTATCGAATATATTAGAATATAGTGAGATTTATTGGGATAGTGGAAAATTAGATACAACAATTGAAGAAGATAAGGGGATATTAGATATTTATAAGAAATTTGCGTCATTAGATGAAAGTATTAATAAATGTCATAGTGATTCGCCATGGGTATTAAGAATGAAGTTTAATAAAGAGAAGATGAATGCGTATGGTTTAAGAATGATTGATATATATACAAAATTAAATAAAACATATAATAAATATATTGATTGTGTATATAGTGATGATAATGCGGATGAATGTATATTTAGAATTAGATTAACTGATTATGCGTTAAAAGATATAGATAATAAGGATGAAATAGCGGCATTAAAAGCGATGGAACATAATATAGTATATCAAGTATTATTAAAAGGTATTAAAGGAATAAATAAGGTATCTTTAAATAAAAAGAAATATGAAATCTATAATCCAGCAGAGGAGACATTTGATAACATAGTAGAATGGGTATTAGATACTGATGGAACTAATTTAATAGAGATATTATCAAATCCTAATATTGATGCAACTAGAACAATATCGAATGATATTCGTGAAATATATGAGGTATTAGGTGTAGAAGCGGCAAGAAATGCTTTATATAATGAATTAGTGAATGTAACAGGTGAAGGTTCTATGAATTATCGACATTTATCATTATTAATAGATACGATGACATTTCGAGGAAGTTTAATGTCTATAGACCGTCATGGAATTAATAGAAATGCTAGCAGTGCTTTAAGTAAATCATCATTTGAGGAGAGTGTAGATATGTTAATAAACGCGAGTATATTTTCAGAATATGATAATACAAGTGGTGTATCACCACAGGTTATGTTGGGTAAAGTTCCAAATTGTGGTTCTGGAAACTTTGATATTATATTAGATGAGGAACATTTAATGGAATTATTAAAAGATATAAAACAAACAAAAGAGAATAAATATAATTTAGATGATATAGAAGAAGATGAGGACGATGAAAATGATTGTTTAGAATCTAATTTAACATTTAATATACAATTACAGGATAAGAATGAATGTTATAAAATAAATAATCCGGATATAAAAATTATTTAAAAACCAAAAATAATAATAATTTTGATTTTTAATATAAATATTCATTTAGAATATGTCAATAAGTTCTTCCCAGTTATCAGTAATTACTGATATTTTTTTTTCATTAGTTTCTATATGAATAAGAAACTCATTATTATGCATTTCAAGAATAGTAAGTTCAATCATTTCTTCATCTTCGAAAAGATTATAAATATTATTCTTATTCATTTTGAAAACCATATTAAGTTCTAATAATTAAATATAAGTAATTATTCATTTTTTTATGAATAAAAGAAAAATATAAAACATATTTATTTAGATAAATTAATACAACAAGTATTTTTAATTGGAGCATGTAATTTAACTAAACCATTTGCACAGGATACGAGAGTATCAATAATATCACCAATTAATTTACTTTCTAATAAATGATTAATATTTGTGAGTATATCATTATTATTTGCCATATTAAATATATTATCATTATTTTTAACAAAATCATTTAAAATAGAAATAACAAGATTTTTTTTATCATTACCTTTAATGTTATTAATTAATTCTATTTCTTCCATAATAAATGTTATTAATTGTAATGCTGACATAGTATTAATATCATATTTATTATTATTAATAATTTTAGTTTCTATTAAATGTTTATTATTCATTATATTATAATAATTATATATTTTTTAAATGTTCGTCAATAAGATATTTAATAGCTAAAGGAATATCATTTAATTTAATATAAATAGAGGATAAATCTATAGTAGAATTTTTATCAATAATAAGATTATAAATAATATTTTTATCATTATCATATTTATATAAAATAATAAGAGGTCTATTTTCATAATTAATAGGTGATTTATAAAAAGTAGAAGATAATAATAAATCTTCTAAATCGCCTCTAACGACTGGATTTTCTTTATTAGCGCCATATTTGCTACGATGAATAGTTATAATATTAATATTAAGTATTTTAGACATTGCAAGGATGAAATAATCATTTGGGAATATATTACCATAATTATGAAGAATATTATAAATAAATTGTTTTCTAATAGTATCATCTGGTAATATTTCTTTAATATAATATTTATCCCAGAAGATATTAAAATTGATATAATTTTTTCCAATATATTTATTAATAATGGAAGATAAATAAGGGTCATCAAATAATTCTTTTAATAGATATTTATGAATATCTATTTTTTCAGTATTATTTAATTTCGTATTAAAGATAGATTTCATATCATTATAAGCAATAGAAATAAGATCATTATAAGTAGTTTTAATATTAAGAATAGAAGCAAACCATAAATAGAAATCTTTAATATAATTAATATCATAATTAGTATTTTTAATATAAACCATATTACTCCATTTAGATTTTTTATGCATAACCCATTTACTATTTAATTTTTCCATAGTTCCTTTAAATATTTCAGGTAAAGGTATTTCAGGTTCTTTAATAATATCATTATATATATAATCTTTAGTTTGAAATGAAATAGAATTAAAATTATTATTAGGAGTTGCTTGATGATAAATCAATAATTGTTGTGGGATATTATTATTTAAAGCTATTTGTGAAAATATGAATTGATTTTTAGTTTCAATTATTAAAGGATTAAGAAAATCATATTTATTATAAATAATAAAATCATTTAGAAAATTTTTAATATGTTTTTTAGAAATGAATGGTATTTCTTCAAGTATAATACGTATTTTGCTTTTTTCAGGTATTTTTAATAAATTAAGTTCCTTAAATAGTTCTTTAATACGTTCATTTTTAGGTAATGATAAAAGATTATTAAAAAGATCATCATTTAAATTAATAATTTTAGAATAGATCATTAATTGTAATTGAAACCATTTTTTATTAATTTTATAATTTTTAAATTGATATTTATATAAATCATCAATAATTCGTGAATGAATAATATCATTAGTTAAAGGTATTCTTTGAATAGTTAGAGAATAATAATATTCATTAGATGTTGTTAAAGATTTATCAATTATACCGAAATCATAATGAATATTAAGATCATTACATTTATTTATAAATAAATCATAATCACTTTTAAGAACTGAAATAGGTTCATAAACATTATCAATAATATCATCATAAAAAATAATATTAGAAATACCAAGATTAATAATAATACGAGGTAAAAAACTAATACTTATTTTATCAATAATAATAAAAAAATTATCTTTTGTTAAAAAGTGAGTTATTGATAAATCATTATTTATAATTATAGTAGTAATTATAAACTTTTTATACATTTTTAGATGTTCGGATTTTATCCATGTATATAATGAAAATAGATTATTATATATAGTATTATTTTCATTATAATTATCTTTTGCTATACTACATTCTTTAAATAGATATTTAATATGTTTAAAATCATTAAGATGAATTAATTTTTCGCCATCATTACCTTTTGTTTTTAGTTCAATAGGTTCATAATATTTATCATCTTTAATAAGCATTAATATTTGTGGATTAAGTTCCATAGATCCGATTAAATCATCATAACTAGTATAATAGGGGCATATAATTGAAACTTCATTTGGTTGTTTATCCCATATAACTAATAAAACATTATAAATAATACTTATTAATGAATATAAATAATATGGTGATTTAGTAATAGGATAATCATTAGAACTTAGATATAACATAAATTTTTTATAACTTTTAAATATTCCTAAAAGTCGTGATAATTTATAATTAGTATCAGTAATATTAGGTAATTTATTATCTAGATTAAATTTTTTAATATGATATTTAAATTCATCAATTAATGTTTTATTATTAGATGGAATTATAGGGAGTTTATCCATAAAAGCTTTACATACATTACCATTTTCTAAACTCATGTATGTAAATAAATCTAATTTTTTATTAATATCTGAAATTAAATGTTCTTTAGATTTAAAATTTAAACCATATGCGATAGAATGAATAATACTATCATTATGAATATTCTTTATTTTTTTAGAAGTTTTATGAGATATACCTTTACGAACAAAACATTTATCATTTTTATTAAGCATTTTGGAGCAAATAGAATATTTGAGAGTTGGGAAAAACAATTCATGAAGAGATTGAGGGATACTTCCAAATCTTCCAATACGAACAGGTGATGTATTCATTAAATAGTTTTCATCTTTATCAATTTCTTGTAAAGGTTCATTATTTTTATTACTATCCTTTTTAATATCATCATTATAATATTTGCATTTATTTAGTTCTTCATCTTTAGGTTGTTTTTTAAAACAACATGGTGCACAAATATTATTTTCATCTGGTTTAATTAATTTTACATATCTTTTTTTATGAGGATCATTATCAAAATACATTTCCATAGGTTCTTCATCTTCAATAGGACATGTAGTTTTTCCATTATCAACATCTAATGGGATTTTAGATATAGGACACCATAAACGAGGGCAAGCATAAACATTTTTAATATTTTCTTTACTTCCATAAGTTAAATCATTATCAAAAAAATAATTACCATTTTTTTTTAAAGTTTCTTTATATTCATTAGAGAATACGACGGGTTGATTAATAGCTTGACATTTATTTCTAGCATAATTATTAGCAAATAAATCTTTATCAGCTTTAGTTAATAGATTAATAAAATAACTATGTTTATCTTTACCTAATGCGCCACCACCTTCACTACGATTACTATTAATAGAAGAATTAGAATCACTAGAACTATAACTTAATTTACCTAAATCATCATCATCTGGGATTGGGGAAGGAGATGAAGGTAATTTTTTAGGTGTAGGTTCTGGTTTTTTTGTGTCAATTTTTCTTTTAACATTTTTTTGAACGGATGATGATATAATTTTAGAAATCCAATAAATAAGATAATCTAATTCATTTTTATTAGGAATATTAATAATATTAATAAAAAACCCATTTTTATATAATTCGATAATAACGATAGTATTAGTTTTATTTATATTTTCTTGTTGTTTAATATTATCAATTTCCATTTCATATAAAAGTTCTTGTTCTTGTTTTAATAAAACTTTTGCATCTTCTTGAGACATATTATTTAAGATAACTAATTGATTTATAATATCATTATCATCTATACCTAAATAAAGACAATTTTTAATATACATAAGAGCATCAAAACCCTTTTTATCATAATTGGAGGAACGTTTATAGATTAAATTAATAGTATCTTTATTAGATTTCATAATATCAAAGATATCAATAACCTCGCTAATTTTCTTTTTAAGATTTGTAATAGATACATTTTCAATTTCAATAATTAAATTAGCTTTAATACTTAATTCATTAAAAACGATTTTATGTTTAAGATGAAAATTAATATATTTGGTTATTGATTCAATACTATCATATATTTCTTTCCAATTAATAGTTTTCCTTAAATTAATATTATAACTTAATGTAATATTCATATCTTGATTAATGGTTAATTTAGCATAAGTGCCGCTATTAAGAATTGAATAACAATTAATACAATTAATAATATTAATTTTTTTAGTATCAGTCCAATTTAATAGTTTTTCTTTAGATAATTTATTAATTTTATGTAATTTATAAATAATTTTATAATTATCATTAATCCATTGTATAAATTCAATAATTGGAGAAGTATTTAATTGTTCAAAAATATCAACTAATGTATAATATTTATTTAGTTTACTTTTTAATTCATATCTATGAATATTAATAGAAGTATCAATAATAGGTTTAGTATCTATTTTTTCTAATTCATTTAAAAAACTTTCTTTTTTATTTAATTCGGCAAGTGATAGGAAAGATTTATCATTAAAATAATATGGATTATTATTTAGATCGGTAAAATCATTTTCAAATATAATATTAATATAATTATATGGAAATAATCCAATATTATACTCATATATAATAGGTTCTTTTAATTGAGGACTATTTTTATTTTTAGATAAAATAGGATTGGGCGAATAACCATCCCATTTTATATTTTTAATTTTAAATAAAATAGATTTATTAGATTTCATTAACCATGCATAAAATCTACTATTATTATTTAAAGTTTTAGCAATTTTAGCAATAGCATTTTCAATATTATCATCTTTATATACATATAATTCATGAGTATTATATTTATTATAATTAATCCAATTATAAACAACAATTTTTTTATATAAATTCATATCTATTTATTAATTTTAATATTTTTTTCATTTAATTTAATAGATAGTTTATAACAATGAGCGATGATTATATAAAAATTAGAAAAATATTAGATGAATTAGAAGAGAAAATAAAAGATAAAGAGAAAGAGAGAAAATTAAAAAAATTAGAAGAGGAAATAAAAGAAAAAGAGAGAGAGATAAAATTAGAAGAGGAAGAAAAAGAAGTTAAACGACCATTATATAAAAAAGTTTTATATATTGGATTAGGTGTTATATTTGGATTATTTATAATATTATTATTCATATATTTTTTTACTAGTAATAGAAAATCGTATGTTAATTATCAACAACAATATCCGGTTATGAATAATTCATCATCTATTCCAATAACAACAATATCATCAACGATGCCCCCGAGAATGGGAGGTGGAAGAAGATATTACAAAAAATAATTAATTAGATATTTTATTAACAGAACAATATATTGGAAATAGATATTTATAAGATATATATAATGAAATAATCATACCAATAAATATAAAAAATAGATATTTAATAGAATAATAACCAATAGTTAATAAAAAAACAAATATAAATAAATAATACAAATCCATATTTATAATTATATAACAATTAATTTATTATGTCCTACTCGTAGATCGGTATTAATAACAATAGGAACACCGATTTTATGAATATTTTTACAAAATGCAACATCTTCAGAACAAACATCGCGAAGAATTTTACCATCATCTGTAATAATTTCTTGAAGATCAGTATTAAAATATGGATATGTCATTTTTCGTAAAACTTCACGAGTAATTGCAAAAAATCCCATACCAGTATAATAAACTGGTAGATATTTAAGGGATGTTTCTTCTTTCCATTTTGTAATATCTTCAGGAGTTAAAAATTGGAATGTTCCATTTTTAGCAAAATATTCAGTATCCCATTCTTTAACGATTGTATAAGAGGTTAGATTACTCATACGATACATTCCACTAACAACAGGATGTTGTTCAGTTGATTCAATAAGATCAATAACTTGCTGAGGGGTAAATATAATATCGCTATCAATTGTAACCCATACATCAAAATCCATATTATCGAATGGTTTTTGATTAAATCCCCGTAGAACATCTAGTCCTAAGGTTTGCATACGTGCAAATGTAACAAATGAACTAACGCCAGTACTTACAACTATATCATATTTCTTTGATTCCCATAGGGCATTAATGGTTGCAGTCCAGGAAAGAAGAAATTTAGATGAAAAATTATCACCTGGAATACCGAATATAACTTTCTTTTTAACTTCATTAGATTCGGCGATAGTTTTTACCTCTTCTTTAGCATCACCATTATTACTAATTTCATATGTAACACTTTCTTTCTTACTATCCATATTATATATAAAAATAGGATTTTATCCCTTATATATTTTTAATTTAATATAATAATATAATGTCAATTAATATTAATTACTATGATTTAGAATTAAATGAAATGAATAATATGGCGTTGCAATGTGATAGAATAAAAACTAAACTTAAACCACATCAATTAGTAGCATTAAATAAGGCATTAGATATGGAAATAAATGGTAGTATTAGATATAAAATAACGAATAATGATAAATTCATATCAATAATGAATATATTATATAATAATTTTGTATATAATATAACGAATGATAATTTCATACAAATATCAACAAATGTTGGTATATTCGGTGATATAGTTGGATATGGTAAAACATTAATAGCATTAGCATTAATAGCTAGTAATAATGTAAAAAATATATATGTAAATAATATTTATACAAAAACATTAAATAATTATAGAAATTATAGTTATTTAAATATATCAACATCTAATAATTTAATAATTCGAGAAGATATAATATTTAATACAACATTAGTTATAGTTCCGCGAGGACCGGTGTATATACAATGGATTAATATGATAAAAGAGCAAACAGATTTAAAAGTATTAGCAATTGATAATTTAAATTTTATAAAAAAAAATATACCTAAATATACAGGTAATAATAGACAAGTTATAATTGATTATTTTAATAATTTTGATTTAGTAATAATAAAAAATACTACATTAGGGGTATTATTTGATTATTATTATCAAGATGCTAATTATAATTTAATAAATGGATGGAAGAGAGTAATAATAGATGAAGCACATGATATAATTAATAAAATCCCTAATATTAAATATTATTATTTATGGTTAATATCTGGAACATATGAGGATATATTAAAAAAAGCATATAATACTAGTAATTCATTAATATATTCAAATACACGGGAACAATTATTAAATGATGATTTTATTAATTTAATGTTAGTTAAAAATAATAGTAGATTTATAAAAAATAGTTTTTCAATACCAGAACCTATTGAAAAATATTATTTATGTAAATTATCAAATAATATGCATATTATAAAAAACTTTATAACTGATGCTATATTAGAAAAAATAAATGCAAATGATATACCCGGAGCAATTAAAGAATTAGGGGGTAAAAATGAAACTGAAGATGATATAATAGAATTAGTATCAAAGGAATTAAAACGAGAATTATATAATAAAGAGACTGAAAGAGATTATATTAATTCATTAGATATTTCAATAGAACAAAAAACATTAAAATTAAAAAATATTAATAATGATATTGAAATACAAAAAGAAAAAATAAATAGTTTAACAGAACGAATAAGTTATATATCTTCTAAATCATGTGCTATTTGTATGGATTTAATAACAAATCCTATAATGATTGAATGTACTCATATATATTGTGGTTCGTGTTTAATGAAATGGTTAAAAACTAATAAAAATTGTCCTATATGTCGTAAAGATATAACAGGAACAGATAAATTAATAGCAATAGTAAATGATACTGATAAAAATAATGATGATATAAATATTATTTTAAGTAAAGAAGATACATTAATTAAAATTATTAATAATAAGATTGATGGAAAATTTTTAATATTTAGTAAAAATGAAAATAGTTTTGAAAAAATAAAAGCAGAATTAATTAAAAATAATAATAAATATGAATTACTTAAAGGTTCTACTTCGCATATGATGAATATATTAGAAAAATTTAAATCAGGAGAGGTTAATATAATATTATTAAATACACAATATGCTGGGAGTGGTATAGATATAAGTTATGCAACAGATGTTATAATATTTCATAATATGGGTATAGATAAACATCAGGCAATTGGTAGAGCTCAACGGGTAGGTAGAAAAACAGAATTATATATACATAACTTATGCTACGAACATGAAATTTAATTTTTTATTTTTTTATTTATAATCAATAGAAGTATATATAATGAGTTGTTGTTCTGCTAATTATCCAAATAAAAGATGTCCTTTAAGAATGTCTGATGGTCGTGCATTTACTAATTATGAACCTAGATGTAATTTTAATGCTTATTTAAATAATAAATTAGGTGAAAATAATATGATTAAATCTAGTTATGAAATGAGATTATATTTACAACAAAATTATGATAAAATTGTTGAAGAAGATAGAAAAAATGCTGTAGATAATATATCACCATGTGGTGCTTGCGGATTAGGAGATTTAATAAATGTAAAAAATAATGAATTGGATGAAAAATATGCTGTTCGTTGTGATGGTGTAAGTTGTTATAAAACATTAGTTAATCCAAATGGTTTAGGAACACAAAAATTTTTTTAAATTAGTATAATAGAATAAATTATGCAAGAAACATTTGATAATCAATATGCAAATATAAATATTAAAAAAAATAATAATAATTTAATTATTAAAGGTTTTATAAAAAATCCAAATAATTTTAAGAATATTGCAATTATTGCACCTAATCCAATTGATAATATAACATCATATTCAGGTAAAGGATTACCATTTCCATGTGAAGCAATCGCATTCGATAATACACCTAATTTTGCAATTATATCTGCTAATGGTATAATTGATGTCGTGTTTATGTATCCAAACAGTTATTATACACCAGATGGATATACAAAAATTAAATCACCTATCATAATACATTTAGATGCTATAAAAATAATAATTGAATTAAAAGATTATTGTTCTTTAAAAACATTAAGAGACCGTGTTAGAGGAAATCCAAATTATTATGGATTAAAAGAATTGATATTACCCATAGGAACCGCTGAAGAAGTTATGAATAATTATTCAAAAGCTAAATTAATATATAATATAGCATAATTTTATTTTTTTTCTAATAATTTAACAGCAATCTTATTTAATTTTCGCAATTCGTGAGAAATTGAAGAAAGATGAGTAGAAATATTATTACCTTCTTTATCAACAAAAAAGTTTTTTAGCATTTCATATTGAATAATTGTTGAATCAAATTCTTCATCATCATCATCTTCATCATCTTCATCATCTTCATCATCTTCACCATCTTCACCATCTTCACTATCTTCACCATCTTCACCATCTTCACCATCTTCACCATCTTCATCATCTTCACCATCTTCATCATCTTCATTTTTATCTTTAATCACAAAACTTTCATTTGTATCATCATCAGAGCAAATACTATTGGTTTCGTTATTTTCATTAGTTTTAATCATTCGCAATATAAATAAATTAATAAAATAATTCTTATATAATTTTAAGGATATGAATTTAATTTTAATTAAATTTTTTAGTTTCTTTATGGGTTTATTTATAACACTAATATTATTATCATATTATAAGATTAATGAGAAGTTTACGATAACAGATAATGTATTAGATAAAATTAATACTAAACCAAATAATAATAATTATAATGATAGTTCAATATTACCATTAAGTGGATATAAATTCATATGTATAAATACGTATAATGGATTAAATAAGATTTCACAAACAAATGGTAGATGGTATGATATAGATTCTGATGAAAATAAAACATATGATTTTAATTATAATAATTATTTTAAATATACAAAAACATTAAATATTCATGATAATAGTATAAATAAAAATGGGGCAAAAGGGATAAATATTAATGAGATAGAATTAAATGGTCCAAGTTGTTTTAATTTTGCAAATAATAGTGAAACATATGAATTAACGTCTTTTACTATGTTTATGACAACAAAGATAAATAGTTGCAGTATGAAAAATAATATTATATTTGAAATGACTGGTAATACAACAACAATTAATAGTATAAGACCAGAATATTCGCCGTTAATTATAAATATTAATTTAATAGTGAATGAGGAATTAAATTATAATATTAATGTAACAATAGGTAATACAGTATATAATACATTAATAAATAATATTGATAGAGATATAATACATGATAATGATTATATAACAATTGGATTACAATATAATGATAATAATATTTCATTATATTTAAATAAAAAAATATACGTATATACGAATATAAATAAATTTAAAATTACATTAGGTTCTACACCATTAATTATTAATAAAAACGGAACAATAAATATGAGTTTATATAATTTTGTATATTATAAATCAAATATATCAAATGATAATTTTTATAAATATATTGAATATAATAATTATTATATATCTGGATTAGATGATAGTAATAAAAAATGTATTAAAGATAAGGAAGATAGAAAAGAAGAAACTAAAGAAGAAACTAAAGAAGATACAAATGTAGATAAAATATATGAAAAAATACCAGAATTTAAATATGATGAAATAGTTGATTATTATACTCCTGATATTTTAAAGAAAATATTTGATTATTAATTGTTTCGTTTATTTAAGACATATAAACATATCTATTTTTTAATAAGTAATATGAATGAATATATAGATTTTCCAAATAAACAATTAAATGATACTAATTTATTATTTAATAAATCTAAAATAAGTCCTGATATAGCATCATTATCATCAATGTCATCAATGTCAAGTTCTTCAAGTGTTAAATCATCGTATAAAAATAAAAATAAACAAATACCTCAAATATCACAACAACCAAAGAAATTAATAAATCCAAATAAAAAGATATTATATACAAATGATGATAATAAAAGTAGTAAAGGTGATGATGAAGATGAAAGTGATGATGAAGAAGATGAGGAAGATGAGGAAGATGAGGAAGATGAGGAAGAAGAATATGAAGAGGGTGATGAAGATAGTGAAAATGGATCATCAAATAAATTAAAACCGTATAAAAATGAATTAAATGAAAAAAAGGAGATTCTATATCAATTAAATCGGTTACAATTAAAGGGATATAAAATTCCGGTTAGTTTAACGATACAATCGGATATAGAAGAGATGAGACAAGAATATAATAAAATAATTAGAGATAAAGATATTGATGCGAGTATAAGATTTCAAAGAAAGATGTTAATGGCGTTTGTAACAGGAACTGAATATTTAAATACACGATATGATCCGTTTGCGATTAAATTAGATGGATGGTCGGAACAGGTTCATGAAAATATTAATGATTTCGATGATATATTTGAAGAATTGCATGATAAATATAAATCAAAAGGAAAATCTATGCCACCTGAATTACGATTATTTATTAGTTTATCAGGAAGTGCATTTATGTTTCATTTAACTTCTAAAATGTTTAAAGAAAGTTCAATACCTGGTGTAGAAGAGGTATTGAAGGCAAATCCTGAATTAATGAAACAATTTCAAAATGCTGCTGCTAAACAATTTATATATAATAATATTGGTTCTAATTCAGCGGCAAAAACGCAACAACCGCAACAAATAAAACAGGAAACGAATAGTGGTGTAAATAGTTTATTTGGTAATTCATCTGGATTATTTGGAATGGTAAATAATTTATTTAGTGGATTAAATAATAGTTCACCATTTCAGGAAATGCCTAGTATGAAAATAAATAATAAACCAGATAATGATATAAATAATATAATTAATAATGTACATAATAAAATATCGATACATCCAGATGATGATAATAGAATAGAGACATTATCAATTAGTGATGAAGAAATTACATCAATTATAGAAGATGCGACAGATGTTAAGATATTAAAATCATCAACACGAGGGAGAAAACCAAATAATAGAACATTAAATATTTAAATTAACGAGGGATATTTTTAATTTTAGATAGTTGTTTAGTTATTTTACTTACATTTGTTTTTATTTCATTAACACCGGAGCGTATTTTGCTAGGAACTTTAGATAATGAACCGATTGGATCACGAATAGCACCTTTTAGATCGCCAGCACCATCTTCAACATTTTTAATTAGATTAAAAATAACAGAACCTATAGTAAATATAATAATATGAAGAATGAATAAAATAAAAATGAGAATAATTTCAATAACTGAACCAATCATAATTATTTCGCGACGCATATCAATAGAACATTTGCATTTTTCATTAACTAAATAACGAGTATATCTAAATACTTCATATAAATAATAGATAAATACAAGAACGAATATTAAATCGATAAATTTATTAATAACAACTATGCTACCGCCGAAATTATCATATATAGCTTTATCAGATACAAGACCTGTGAATAATAAATAAATAATAGAAAATATGGTAAATCCTTTAATAAAACCAATATTATTAGTCATAGCACATTTACAACCTTTATTTTCAAGACTAACGATATAACTATATATTACTACTAGTAAAATGACAGTTATAAAAGAATATAATATTTTAGTTATATATGATATACCAAAGTTTGCCATTAATAATGTTTTATTCTAATTAACTAAAATATTATTTTTATATAATAAATAAATTTCTATTTTTAGGTTTTACATATTTTAATTTCAAAAATTTAAAAATATCTTCTTCGCTATTTATATTACTTTTAGTAGTTTTATTAAATCCGTGTTCGCTTAATGATAAATTAAAAGTTTGTTTCGCATAATGTCGCATACCGATATTAAATAATTGTGATCCTGTGAAATATAATAATGAAAAATAATATTCATTTCGAGGTGCGATAAGTATATCAATTCTTCTAGCTTTTTCATTAGGTAATTGGACTATACCCATAAATTTATTAGAACCTAACGCTAAAACTTCTTTAACATAATTAATTGATTGAAGGGATTGAATATATTTCTTTAAATCAAAATCATTATTTTTCATAATGATAATATCAATATCACCCATAGATTTTTTGCCTCTGCGATAAGAACCTACAAAATCATATATAAGACTGGATAAATCTTTATTAAGAATAGCAATATGTTTTTTAAATTCAATTAATGGTATTTTTCTTTTTAAATCTTTATAATATTTAAGACCTATTTGTTGTTTAGCATTTAATATATTGATATTTTTTTTTAATTGAGGAATAGTTTTAATGCCTTTTTCGATAATTTTATTAATATTTACAGGACCAATACCATATATTTTTATTAATTCTTGTTTAAATTTATATAATTTATCTTTTTTAATATTTTCATTTATATAAGATATTTTACCAGTTTCATATAATTCTTTAATTTTTTCAAAAATACCTTTACCTATACCAAAATTATTTTTTTGTAAAGTTTCTAAATCTTTAATATCATGTGGATATATATGTAAATTATTAATGACATTATCATATGCTTTTATTTTAAATCTATCATTTTTAAAAACTTCATATTCTTTAATAATAGTAAGATATTTAATAATTAAATTTTTATTAAACTTAACCATTTAAATATAGAAAGAAAAAAATTAATTATATTTTTCAATAATATTAGTTATTTTAAATTTAGTGGATGAATCAAGATTAGATTTATCAATATTTAAAATAATATTTATATATTCTTGTTTAGGTATATAATCAAGAACAATAGAATATTCATCTAATAATAATTCTAAAACATGTTTATAGTTTAAATCACGTTTATCTTTATCGAGAAAATTATAAATATCAGTTTTGATACCATTTATAATATCGTCGATTATATTAATTTTATTTAATTTTTTTAAGATTATACATAATGCTTTAATAATAGATATACAATTTTTTTTTAATTTAATATAATTGCAATAAATATCATAATTTTCATCATCAAAAATATCAGCATAATCGGTTATAATTTCTATAGGCAACCATTCTTTTTCTTGTAAATAATGAGTATAATATTTAGTTATATTAGTTAAAATAAAATCATCATTAAATAAAAATAAAACTTCAATATATATAATATTATTAGAAGTTTTAATGAAATTGATAAGAACATCGAATAAAGAATTTAAAATTGTTTCATTAAGTTGAGTAATATAATATTTAATTTTATTATAAATAGTTATTTTATTAACATCAGTTAATTTATTAAGATATGATATAAATTCTTTTTTGCATTTAGCATCATCACTAAAATCAATATTAATAATATGTGGTTTATGTTTGATTTTACTTTTATTTAATGCTATTATCTTTTTTTTCTCCCATAAACTTCTAGCATCATAATTTGAAATAAAACAATTATAATTGCTAGTTAATTCATTAGCTTTATTAACAATATTTTCAGATATAACATTACAATTATATGATTTAAGACTATTTTTAAAAATCTCATAATTTATTTTAACAAGTCCTATTTCTTCTGTATCTGTCATATTAATAATTTTATATAAATATCTTTATATTTATTCAATATCAACAATTTCTTCGGTTAATACTTTAGAGTTTTCATAATTTAATATTCTATCTACTAATTGTTGTTTAGTTCCGTCAGTTGCTAACTGTTTTTCTTCGCATTTTGCTTTTAATTTTTCAAGATTTAATTTCATTAAACTTTTTTTAGTATCCGTATGCGAACTTATAACTGATTCTTTATCTTCTGTTTCTTTCTTTAAATCAAAAATTTCAACAGGTGTTTCTTCGATAATTTCAGTATTAGTATTAGTATTAGTATTAGTATTAGTATTAGTATTAGTATTAGTATTAGGAGATATGGAACATGAACCATTTACATCACAATAATTATCATTAAAAATTTCATTCATAATTATATCAGCAACGCGTATATTATCATTATTTTTATTTAATGATGATTTTAATGATGGATTATTAAGTTCAATTTCTATTTTATTAAGTTTATTAGTTATTAAATATATACTTTGTTCTAGATATATATATTTATAACCTAGAAATAATAGAAATAATATTAAAATAAAATAAGTTATATAAAAAATTATATTATTAAAAGTAAATAATTTAATTAAAAACATTTCTTAAACTTTGTTTATATAATTTGTTTTTCATTTCAATCGCACTATTAATAATATCTTTATTAAATTTATGTTTTTCTAATAATTCGATTGCTATAATTTGTGTAGAACCTCCTTTATTAATTTTATAATTAAAATCATATGATTTTGTGAGTTGATTAAATGTTGCATTAACATTAAGATTAATAAAAGATGATTTATATAAGTTTTCTAATTCGATTAGATTATGGAAATGTGTGGTAATAATTAATGTAATACCTTTTAATTTACCAAGATATTCGGCAACAGAAAAAGCAACTGCTACGCCTTCAATTGGTGGAGTAGAATGCATAGGTTCATCCATTAAAAATAATCCTCTTTTATTATTTTTATGTAAATCATTTGCGATAGAAATCATATTATTACAATATGATGTTTCAGTTTCAAAATAAGATTTATCACCGACAATATCAGTAACTCTCATAAAAGTAGTAATTGCATCATATAAATATATATTACCTTTGATAGCATTAATAATACCGAATGTTTGTGCTAAAATTATATTAGTGGTAATTGATTTAACATAAGTTGTTTTTCCTCCAGCATTAACACCTGTTATAATAATATTTTTATTTAAATTAACAGGATTAGGTGTTTGTGTAGAAGGTAATAATGGGTTATGAATATTCCATATTTTAGTATCTGTATTATCAAAAGAAGGAATACACCAATATTTATTTTTCTTTAATTTAGAGATATAGTTAATAATATCAATAGTATAAACGATTTTAAGAATATTTATAATATCTTGTTTATATTGTTGATTTTTCCATAATTTATAAATAGTTGAAATATCATTATTTAATTTAGATAAATTATATATACTTTTATTTATTTCATTTTCATTAATTTCATGATGATATAAGAAATAAGATTTCCATACGTTATTAGATTGTTTAATAATAGTGATAGAAGTTTTAATAAAATCAATTAATCCGTGTATTTTATTAAATAATTTTTCACGTATTTTATAAATAATATATGATATATAGAATGTTTGATATATACTATAGATATATAAAGCAATATATATAAAGACAGTTATTAATTTGATTAAATCATTTTTAATATTACCGGAATAAGTGAAAAGTATTTTAATAAATTGATAAATAATATTTAGATATTCTAGAAAGGTTATTTTAAATTGTAAATATTTATTTAGATAATAAAATGGGGTATAAATAATAGATAAAGGGAATAAAAAACTGCTTAATGGTAATAATATAATTTTATAGAGATGATAGAAATCTAATATCCAGCTACAATAATTAATATTATTAATGATATAGGTGGATGGGAATAATAAATTGATTGATAAATCTTCATCAAAATCTTCTTTTAATGTCATAATCCATAGGAGATCATTTTCATTATTTTTTAAGATATCTAGTTGATATGATAAAACTTCATAATTAATATTTTGTCTATCTAATAATAATTGTTTATCATTGATGGGTGTTTTTATTAATTTTTCAATTAATATTGATCCACCTTTAGTTGTTGTTTTAGTTTTAACCCATTCATCTATTTTAGTATCAGTATATAAATTATCACTAACAATAATTTTATTTTTATCATAATTATTTTTAAGGATATTATCCAATAAAATATTTGCTGTTTTATCAGGTAAATCAAAGAAAACGTTTAAATCATCGATATTCATTTTAATATTATATTTACATAAAATAATGTTAAATTTAATTTCACTATATAAATAAAAAATGAATAATAATTATTATTAAAAACTTATTAGATGAATTATATAATAATGATACATAATAATTATATTTATAAAATAGATAAGGAACCATTTGAAACGGATGAGAATACATATATTAGGGGATGGTATATAATAAATGAAAATAATGGTATAAATGATGAGATTATATCAAAATCAAATATATATATAAATGAAAATAAAAATAATATGAAATATTAATCTTTACGAGATTTAGATTTAAGGGATGAAGATTTAAGGGATGAAGATTTAAGGGATGAAGATTTAGATTTAGATTTAGATTTAGAGAATATATTTAGAGATGGATTTTTATCAGCTAATAAACGTGCACCTAATAAAGCGAGAGCAGATATGAAGGGTGTTAATTCAACACCAGCGGGCATAATATTACCACCTTTGCGAAGAGAATTGGAAGCACAACCACAACCGCCTTTTGAACGACGACCACCATTTATTGCAGGTGTAGCAGGTTTTGCTATTGCAGTAGTTTCGGGAACAGTATTATTTAACATAAACGGATAATCAATAGGTGAAACACCACCTTTTTTTCGCGCTTGTGATTTTGACATATCTATTTTAATAATATATTTTATTTTCTAATATAAAAAACAAGAAATACCGCCATTATAGTAGTTATAAAGTTTAATAAGATAATTAATATAACAAAAGGGATTATATAATATAAAAGATATATAAGTATTGGTTTAATTATTTCAGTTCTAATATCTTCATTTAATACTTCATTACGAATAAAATTAATAATAAAATCTACTGGTTTATTGGATTGCGTCATTATTATTATATAGATTAACTTAATATTATACAGAATGAAACATTCATTAAAAAATCCGCAACGAAAAACTAAATGTTATGTTTCGTATTTAAATAATCCTTTAAAAATAGGATTAAATGAAATAAAAATAAAGAATATAACAGGTAATGTAATAGAATGTCATATACCTATAAAAATGAATGATAGTTCTATAAAAATAATAAATGATTTAGATAAAATAGCGATAGATACTTTAAAAGAAAATCCGGATTGGTTAAAAGATATTTCGATAAATGAGATAGATAATTTATATAATTATTCATATACAAGTGATATATCTAATTTAAATGTAATAATAAATAATAAGACAGATTGTTATTATAATGATAATGAGATATTGATGTATGAAACAATTGAATTATTAAAAGATTATAATAAATTAAAAGATTATAATATAATTATAGAGATAAGTTTTTTAGGTTTGTTTATATATGATTATACTATTATTAATAAATGGGTAATAAAGACAATAAAAATAGATGATACATTAGATGATTTTGGTTATTGGAATAAGAATGAAATAGATGATGATTGGAATATAGAGGTTGAAAACTTTGAAATAAATGTTAAGAATAAGATTGAATATTATATGAATGCTGTAAAAGAAGCAAAGGAGATAATGGAGGAAATAAAGAATGAAACGAATATTAATATATGGGAGAAAAAAATATTAAAATTGAAAAAAAATATTTTAAAATTATAATTTTATCTGTATTAATATAATAGATAGATATTTAAAATGAGTTCTAATAGTTCATCCATTGTAATTTCTTTTTCAATTGCTATATTATTACTAGTAGTATTATTACTTCTAGTATCTTATAATTCAAAATGTAAGATGGATAATATTGAAAGATTTGAAAATGAAGTTAGTTTAGATAATAGTTTATTAATAAATCCTAATTTAAACCCGAGTTCTAATCAAAATCATATATCAAATTATCCACCTAATATTAAACCATCAAATGAATATCATTCAGTTGCAGATAATGCTAATAAAAAGGCAGATGTTTCATTAGCGAGTAATGGAATGCCTGGTTCATCAATAAGTGCTTCAGATCCAACTAATGATAATTATGCTTCAGTATCAAATAATCAAGAAGGATTTTCAAATAAAGATGATGAAAACACGTGTTTTCTTCGTGATAGATTAACAAGTACTGATTTATTACCAAAAGATGCAGCAAATTCTAAATGGGCGCAAATAAATCCGTCTGGTTCTGGTGATATGCGAGACCAGAATTTTTTAACTGCTGGATATCATATAGGAATAAATACAGTAGGACAATCATTAAGAAATGCTAATTTACAATTACGTTCTGAACCACCTAATCCACAAATTGCTGTTAGTCCATGGGGTATATCAACAATTGAACCTGATATTCGCAAAGTAGCATTTGAAATAGGTAGTGCTCCATCTTATTAATCAAATACGACGAAACATTTAGTATTTATAATATCTTGTTTAGGAATTAATGAAACTTTAGTTGGTGAGGATAATTTTATTTTATATGAATATTTAGACATATTTTCATATATTTTTTTTTGATTATCAATAGCATAATTGATAATTTTATTATTAAAAGCCCATTTAAAAAAGTTTAATTGTCCTATAGTAGTTTCAATTTCATTATCAATTTTACCGGTAAAACTATTAATATTAAATAAAATTCTATCATGTCTTCTAAAAGCATCAAAATTAAATTTTTTAAATGATTTTAATTGTGCACGATAATCTAAATATAATGTAATTTTTCTATATTTTTCATTATTATAATTATCAGGTAGATTATAATAAATATTATTATCTTTATCATTTATCCAATAGATTATATTATTACATTTAGCATATCTTGTTACTAACCAATCGATCATTCGAAGCGATAGTTCATGTTTTCCGTCAATAATTGTTTTAAGTGTTTCTATATAATGATGATTATTATTATAAAAAATATATAAAGATGATAATAATAATTCTTTACTACTATTATCAGACATTATTTAAATATCATCATCATTTCTTATATCAGTTATTTAGTAAAAATAAACATATCAAATATTAATCCAATTATACATAATGCAAATAGAACGCCAATTCTTAAATCCCATAATAAAACATAATAATTAATAATAATAATAATAATAATAATCCAATAATGTTCATATAATTCGATAATACTTTCAGGATAAGGGATAGCAGGTCTTAAACCATATATTAATAAATATGCCGATATTATTCCAATAATTAAATAACGAAAAAATACATCAATATAATTAATCATTCTATTATTTTAAATTAAAATATTATTTTTCTTTTCCATAATAATAATAGAAAAAATGTTATATGCTACATTAGATGAAGCATACCCGAATTATATTAGTAATGTAAAAACTAAAAAGAAAAAAAATAACGAAGAAACATTTATAAATGATTATGGAAGAGAATCTGAATGTTATTATAAAAAAATGGGAATAGATATGCCGACATGTAAAACAGGTGAAACAGGTGAAACATTCGCTAATAAAAATGATTGTGCACCATTACAGGTTCCTGAATATAAATTACCGATAGATACAAATTCCCAGAATGCATTTAATAAAGCATTAGAGGCTTCATTAAAAGATACGAAAGTTGAAAATAATTATCCAGAGAAATATTCAATTAAACCATATGATTTCGATGAATATGACGCGTATTTAAATATTCATGATATAACGACAAATAATAAGGATCCAACACCTGAATATAGAACTACACCATTTTTAGAAGATTATTTAAAAAGTTTAAGAGATAATTTTAAAAGAACGACAGATAATCAAGAAGGACTTAAAATAAATAATATAGAACAATTTACAAATTATAATAGAAATTTTAATGTTGATGTTAATTTATATAATTTATTTTTATTTATTTTCATAGGTATAATAGTTATATTATTATGCGACCAAATTACTAAATTAGCAGTAGTTATTGCTAATAAAAATATATAAAAACGCTATAATAATTCTTTATATATGAAATATTTTACACATATTGTATTTTCGGGAAGTGCTTTAAGGTCTATATGTTTATTAGGTATTTTAAGATATTTATATTTTTATGAATTAGATAAATATATAAAAAATGCTGCAGGAACGTCTATGGGTTCATTTTTTTGTTTAGCATTTGCTTTAAAAATACCAATAGATGAATTAGAATTAATGATAAAAAAATTAATAAATAATCCAGATGTAATATCAGTATCATCAAATAAATTATTAAATGTATTTTCAGATTTAGGGTTTAATGATTCAAAATTATATTTATCAGAAATCAGGAAATATATTAAAAATAAATATGATATGGATGATATTACTTTTATTGAATTATCTAAAATAACAGGTGTTAATATTTATGTTAGTACTACTAGAATTAATGATGGTTCAAACTTTATATTTAATGTTGATGATACACCTAATGTTTCTGTATTAGATGCAATTGCTGCTTCTATGTGTATTCCTATATTATCAAAACCTATTAAAATTGATGGTTATTATTATGTGGATGGATGTATTACAAATAATTTACCATATGAAATATTTGATAATATAAATCAGGAAGATATATTAAATGTTGCAATATATATAAAAAAAGATTATTCGATTTCAAATATAATAGAAAAAGATAGTGAATTAAATTTTATGATATATTATAAACAAATTATTTCAATTATTTATTCAAATTCATTACATAATTGCTATATATCTAAAATACCAAAGTTTAAAAATCCATTAATTATAAATGAAAGTCCGTTTAAATCATTTTATAATTTAGAATATACAGATACTGATATTTGTTTTAATATTCAAGAAGATGATATTGAAAATTTAATATTACAAGGTTTTAAAGATATTTCGAATTATATGAAACAATATGAAATAGAAACAATTACTACTTAATGTAATAAATATTTATTTTGTGGTTGTAAAGATACATCATTTATTTTCCAAGATATATATATAATATTATTATTAGGTTGTGGTAGATTTGATACAAATAACCCACTTTTCTGTAAAGATGATATAATATAATTCATGCAATTTTCATATTTATATAATGGATATCCTATAACTATAGGTGGTATTGTATAATATAATGATTGACCGCCTATTTCAGCTACTGATTTAATTTTTTTATGACATGTTTCAAGAATAATATTAAATGCTTGATTAAGTTTATTATCTTTCTTTTTTTTTATTTCATATAAATCATGTAATGAAAGTTTAGAAGTCATTATATTTATAGTTCTATTATTATGTGTTTGTTTTTTCCGTGAGTGTTTTTTCTTTTGTAAATTCTAATATTGCTGATTTAGTTCTATTACCATTAAAAGTTGCATAACGATCTGTTCCATTTTCTACAAGTAGAATAGTAGGTGTGCTATTAATATTATAAATTTCAGATTGTTTAATACCATCACCAACAGTTATATCATATTTAATAGTATTAAAATTATATTTATTAGGTGATTCAGCGACATCAGATACTAAACTATTCCACACATTATTTTCAAACTCTTCACAATATCTGCAAGAAGGCATGCAATAATATTGTAATGTATATTTTTTACTATTTGTGAATGGTTCAAATTTAATATAAAAACCGCTTACATAAACACCGATTATAATAATAACAACTAATAATAATATTAATAAAATTCCTACACTGAGTGAGGATTTTGATTTCATTTCTATTTTATTAAGATATTTTTATTGATAATTTATTTATATATAGATAAATAAAAAATAATAATAATAAACTAAATAATATAAAATCAAAATAATGTAAATATTTAACTATAATATCATTAATATTAGTTATTTTTTTTTGTTGAAACCATATAATAGAGTTTAAAACAAAAAATAAATAAATTAAAATAGATATAAATATAATAATATAATAAAGCATTCTATTTATAAAAAATGATTATAATTAAGATAATATTATTTATGATGGTAAATATTGCCTACACTTTAAAAAGTCTTATTATTGTTAATCAAACACCACTTATTTATAGCACATCTAATTCTAAACTTTCATTAGAACACATATATCCAAAATGTTTTATGTATAAAAAACATTATAATGATTTGCATAATATATTCAAATGTGATTCCTATATTAATAATATGAGGTCAAATTATAAATATACCGAAGATTTAACAAACTCATTTACTCGATTATGTGATTCTGACAATTTCGTAAATACAAAAGAAAAATTATTTATTCCAGATGATAATAGTAAAGGTATTATTGCAAGGGCGATAATGCATATGTCATATCAATATAAATATGATTATAAAAAAATAATAGATTATGATAATCTTATTAAATGGTGTTTAGAATATCCACCAACAAAAGAAGAAATACATCATAATAATATCATATTTCAAAAACAAAAAACGAGAAACTTATTTATAGATATGTATAATAAAAAGAAATTTAAAAATCTAATATATCAATATTTTAATTAATTTATGATTATATCCATAATAATATGAAATCATTTTTTTATATTCAATAATAACAAAAAAATGATTATTCCATATATATAATAATGATATAAAGGAATTGAAATAATGATTTATACGAAACGGAGGCAAGCCGAAAGTGAAGATAAGGAAATTAATAAAAAACAGCAACAATTCTTTGATAAGGCTGCGGAAGTTGCTAAATATTCAACTATGCAACAAAAACATGGTGCTGTTGTTGTATATAAAAATAAGATTATTGCATATGGATTTAATTATATGGTATCACATTTAAATGATAATAATAGTATTCATGCGGAAGTTGCGGCAATTACACAATTATTTAAGAATAAAACAATTCTGCCAGAATGTGATGTATATGTGGTTCGAATTGCTCCAATTAGATATAATAATTGTTTAAAACTTTCAAAACCGTGTGATAAATGTGCTAAATTCATAAATAAATATAATATAAGATGCACATATTATTCAACTAATTATGAATATGAATGTCTATATTTATAAATTAAATATCTAAACTCATTGAAACTTTTGGAATAATTCGTCTAATACTTTTTTTTTCAATTATAGGTCTATCATTTTTATTAAAGATTTTAGCGAGTAATTCTTCCCCTGTTAGATTACTATTATTTAAAATAATTTCTTTAATTTCTTTAATATTAACAGGTTTATGAACTTTTTTAATATTAGTTTTTAATCTTCCATTTTGTGTATTTAAATCATTATAATTATATTTAAACATAAACTCTTCAATTTTATTATTTAAAACATTCTGTAATGTTTTGCGTTCTCTAATTGCAATATTTAATTTTCTAATAGCATCATCATATTTAAACCAATCTGTAACGAGATTTTTGAATGTATCCATTTCATCAGGTGTTGGTTCATTCGTATTTTTTATAATATCTTCAATTAAATTATTATTCATTATATGAAAAATATTAAAAAAATCTTTAAATCTATTTATTTGATTTAAAAGTAGATTTAATAGTATTTTTTAAGATATCATAATTTCTAGAATCATCATATGTTATTTGTTTTCCATTTGAATATATATAAATAGTAGGAAAAGCATTAACGTGATAATTTTCAGGTAATCTTTTCATATCTTCTAATTCTATTGAAATCATAGGTATAGAATTAATAAAATTGTCATATAATTTATTCCAAGTATCTTTAAATTGAATACAATGACCGCATTTATTCCAATAATATAATACAACTCCATTATAGGGAGCATATTTATCTTTTGGAATAGAAGAAGGCATAATTTCTAATAATATAAAATAAATAAATTATAATATGTATTTAAATTAAATATGGATATTACTTTTAAAGATTTATCATATAATATATCATGTGAACATATGAAACATATAAATAATAAATATGATAATGAAAATGATGAATTATATAAAAGACAGTTTATATATGAAAATGATATAGATGATGATAGATATAAAAAATATGTAAATTATTTAAATAGTTTATATATATCTAAAAAAAATTGTATATTTAAATCTACGGAACCTGATAAATTAGAATGGACTAGTAGTTTTAAATCATTAAAAAATGAAATGATATATAAGAATGATATAAATGATAGAGTAATATTTAATGAGAATACAAGAAGAAAAATAATTAAGAAATAATATATTTAATTTCGTCTTTATAGTTATTAGATGGTGTTTCTAATATTAAAATTGATTTTTTAAAATCATTTATAAATGATTTAATATTTTCATAAGGTATTTTACCTTCAAATAAATATTCGTGTCTATCTAAATTAGAACCTTTAATATTTTTACTATTATTTACATGAATGCAATAAACATCTGTTTTATCAGTAATCATATTATTAATATCTTCTAAATCATAACCAGCATTCCAACTATGACATGTATCAATACATAATTTTAAATAATTTCTTTCAATATCAGTAAAAGAATAATAAAAATCTAAAAAATCATTAAAATCAGTTAATAATTCGGTTCCTTGTCCTGCTGGATTTTCTAATAATAATTTAGTTTTTATATTTCTACGTATCATTTCATTTATGATATTTTTAATATTATTTTTCATAATTAATAATCCTTCGGTGATAGTTTTATTTGTATATTTACCAGTATGAATAACATAACCCGAAGCACCTATAATATTTGCAATCATTAATTCATTCATTATAATAGTATCATTAATATCGATTGGTTTTTTTCCATTTATAAATGGATTACATAAATTAATAACATATGGACTATGAATTATAAGAATAAAATTATTTAAAAAACAATATTTTTTTATTAAATGACTTTCTTTTAAATATTTATCATAATTAGATATTCTAGAACTACGAGGATTAGATATAAATAATTGTAGTGCATTACCTCCATTAGTTTTAATAGCATCCATAGTTTTAATTAAAGTGCTTTCGCGTGAAATATGTGCTCCTATATACATTTTCTATATTTAAATATTAATATATATATTTAAATTAATAATAAGAATGAATCATCCATTAATTATTAAAGGAACACATATTATTATTGATATTAATGAGATAGATAATAATGAAATATTAAAGTTTAATAATTCAATTTCAAATATTCTTGATAAAATTGTTTCAAGATTTAATTTAAATGTAGTTGGTAAAGTTATACATCAATTTGAACCATTTGGTGTAACAGGTGTATATGTATTAAGTGAATCACATTTATCGATACATACATTTGTTGAAGAAAAAAAAGTAGCGATGGATTTATATACTTGTAATTTATTAGATAATAGTGTTGAAATTATTGAATATATTAAAGATTTATTTAATCCATGTAAATGTAATTATAAAATTATTGAAAGGTAATTAAATATTTACAAATATTAAAATCTATTTTATATCGATAAGGACATTTAAAATAGGTGTTATTTTTTTGTTTTTTTAAATATTTGATTAAACAATTATGATGTATTTTATAATTAGGTGTAGAACTTCTAAATATATTTTCATATAAATTCGCGATTTCTTTATTAGATTGATTAAATAATTCTAAACAAATAGGACAACTTTCATTTAATTGATGATTATATTGAATTATCGAATATGGAAGATTTGTTATTTTCCATCCGTTATTAATCATTCTATAAATATCCGTAAATATTTCATAATTTGAATAAAAACCTCTTATATATTGCGTAGTTTTATTTATAACTTCTTTTATTATTTTTTTTGATATTAATTCTAAATTAGAAATAGTGTCATATGGTGTTCCGGTGTTATTAGAATAACTATATGTTATTTGATTATTTATAGATGATAATAATAATCCCTGACAAATATAATGATTATTTTTATATGGCGGTTCATCTTTTGATATTGTTATTTCTAAAATTATTTTCAATTCGTCTATAATATTAGAATGATTTGAGATAAACTTATAAAAATTAATATAATCATTATTATATTTAAAAGCTATTTTTATAATAGTAGATTTAATAAATCTATCAATTGTATTAATATTAAATGCTATATCATAAAATCTTTCTTCTGGTAATTGTTTATTATAATATAATTGTTTATAGTATGTTGCTAATAATCTATTACATACATAATTGTCATAAATAATTCCATTATTATTTAAAATCTCTAATTCAATTTTATCTAAAAAATTATTCAATTCTTTGTAATATAACATTTATATAAAGAACTTATATATGAATAAATAATAATTAATCATTTTTTATATGTCAATATCTCATATATATATAAATGTTCCATATAAAGATAGAAAAATCGTTAAATCTTTAGGTGGATGTTGGGATTGTAAAAAAAAACGTTGGTATTGTGATGAAAATAATGAATTATGTTCTTTATATGATATATATAAGGAAATTGAAATAATAGGAGAGGATAGATTATTTGGTTCAAATAAATTATATATAGATATGATACCAAAAACTAGTTATTTTAAGAATGTTAGGATGTTATTTAGTGAAAATGATTGGAATTTAATAAGACATCATATATATGAGAGAGTTGAAAATAAATGTGAATGTTGTGGTAAAAAAAGAAGCAAATATTTAGATGCACATGAAAGATGGGAATATAATTTTGAAACAAAGACGCAAAAATTAGTGCGTATAATTGCTTTATGTCGTTTATGTCATTCAGCAACTCATTATGGACATTCGCGAAGAACTAAAAATATGGATAATATTAATAATCATATTAAAAAAATAAATAATTTTACAGACGATGAATTAGAAAATCATATTAAAGATGCTTATGCTACTTGGAAAGAAAGAAATAAAATTAAATGGGAATTAGATTTAAGTATTATTACTAATTCTGGATTTATAATAAAATCTATATTATAGAAATATAATGGATAATGTAGAAGATAATTTAATATTATTGAATAATTTTATTATTGAAATATTATATAAAGATAATTATTTTTGTGAAAATGAATTTAATAATATTACTACTATAAATAATAATTGTAAAGTAAATAGGGTTATTGATTGTCCTACCAATATAACTATGAAAAAAGAAGTTCAGCGATATATATATTTCTTTTTATTAGAATTTATTAAGTTAATATTATCAAATAAAAATGAAAATACTGATGAAATTAATGTTTAAAATACTTGTATAATATTATCCGTATTATTTCTAAAAAATACAATCCATATTGAACAATTACCTGTATTACATAATACATATTTACATTTTGACATAATTAAAGTAATTGCTAAATATTTTAATGAATAATCATAATTAGTTTCTGGTTTAACTTTATCAACTGTTGTATTCATTTTATATATATGTCTTATTTCATCTTTAAAAATAAAAAAATTATTTGGAAATTTAGTTGTCATATAATTTAAGAAATTTGTTTCATCAGATTGAATTAAAAATTTAATATTAGGATTATTAATTAAAATCTCATTCGCATATTTTAGATAATTTTCAAATGCGGGAAGTCTTGTTTCAGTTGCTTTATCATTACCTCTATAAAATAAAACACATGTATTTTCATAATCAATATTATATTTCATTTCAATTTCATTTTGTATATTTAATATATTTTCATTTGGTCTAAAATATTTTTTTATAAATAATGATAAACTTTTCAAATCTAAATCTTTATAATTTTTATATTGATAAGCTTCATGATAATCTATATTATTAGTATAGGTAATATTAGTTCCATCATTATAATCATTAAAATAATCAAATGTTATATCTCTTGTTGTATTTGATTTATACCATGTATAAAATCCAGTTGTATTAAATATTCTAGGTAATTGTTTATATTTATTAAAGAATAATATTAAAAAATATAATCTTACAGAACAACATGAAAAAAAACCTCCTTCATGTTTTACATCTAAATCCATTTTTTTAAATACTATTTTAAATATATTCTTTATATATAGATGTCAATAACTAGTAATAAAATAAGTTTTAATGATATAAAAGATATAATATTAAAACATACTAATCCAAGAGATTTAAAGAATGTTTTAACAAAAATACAAAGTGCATCTAAATCATTAGCGAATGAAGATTTTGGCGATGATATTAAAATTAAATACAATTATATAAATTCATTTATATTTAATAAAGCTGATTTAATATCTAATAATACATTATATAGTACTAAATCTAAAATTGATAAACTTACATATAAAACATTATCTTTAGAAGAAATTATTAATAGAATTCATGATGCTGGATTTAGATTTATAATAAATGAAGACAGAGAATCATGTATATTATATAAAAAAGGACATTTTATATTTTATTGTTTTTTTATTGGAGAAGAAGATAATAGATATATGGATAAAGAAGGTTCTTTTTATATTAAATGTATATGTTCTATTAGTTTTGATGATAGTTCTAAGCATAATTTAAACTATAGAATTATGACTAACCCATCGTTAGGAAGTGATGAAACAATTGATGATTATAAGGATAGAGTTGATGATGATACTTGTGTTCATGAAAATAATGATAATTATGCGGAGACATTTGATTATATGAATAGCGAAAATATAAAAATAAATATAAAATCATTTAGTTTTGAAAATGAAAACAGAAGTGTTATAACATTAAAGGTTAATTATGAATAACGGTTATTTGTATTTCTAGTAGTTCCATACATGATAATAATAACCCATAATATTATACTAATTAAAATACCCATATTAAAATCATTAATATAATTTTTAACACATTCTTTCTTAATTAAATTAAAATCATTATAATTATTAATTAAATGACAACTATTATTTTTATTAATAAAACAATTATAAACATCAATATTATTTGTTTTTTTTAAAGCTTCGTTATTACATCTATAATAAATATTTTTTTGAATATTTGATATATAATTTCTCATAAATTTATGATGATATCTAGAATCAACTGTATTAGATAATAAAGAAATAATAATAATTGCTTTAATAATATTCATTTTATTTATAAATATTTATAAAAAATAATAATCATTTTTTTATAAAAACAAAAAGATTATCTTTATGTTTTATATATTATCAACTAATTAATCAATAGTTGTTTTCATGTCCGCTAATAATACATAGCGAAAATAACCATAATAAACCCATAATCATAAATATACAAGCACCGTTATTAGCATCGATATCATCAATACAATTTTTTTTAATTGTAATAAACTTATCATAATTTGGAAATGTATTACAATTATTATTGTTGTTAATGATACATTCATAAAGTTCTTTATCATTTGTTTGTTTATATGCTTCATTAATACAATTATTATGATACATCTTTTGCATATTTAATAATTGCTTTCCTACTATTTTATGACAAGGACGAGAATTAATAACAGCAAATGTTGAAAAACTGATAAGAATAATTAAATACTTTGTGAAAGTCATTTTATGATATAAATATTTATAAATAATGAAAAATCAATTTTTTTTGATATAAAGAATATTTTTAAACATATTTTTATGAATAATATTGATATAAAAGATATTATTAAACGTTTATATGAATATGGTTTTAGATTTATAGAAAGTAAATCTATAGTAATAATATATATTAATGGTAAATATAGATTTATATCATTATATAATGATAAAAAATATTGGAATAAAGATGCAGGAATTAAATGTTGGTGTGAAGTAGATATTAATAATGATAATATAAATATTTATAAGACAGAACCAGAATTAAAAGATGATGAAACAATAGATGATATATTTTGTGGATATGATGATAATAGAATAGAGTTATTAATAACTAATGTTAAAAATGATATTCCTAATATTAAAAGTAATTCAATTAAATATGTAAATAATGATATGATTATTATTACTGTAATTTATGAATAATTTGTATAAAAATGATAGAAATTATTTAAAAAATGATAGTAATATTAATAGTAATTATTACCGCATAAGGTCAAAGTTTATATGTTGTATAAGTTTATTTTGGAAGAAGACGACAATACATTTATTTATGGCGGATTGATGTTTGAAGCAGAATATGATGAAGAAAATGATAAACTTATAGAACCATATATTAGGAAAGAAAAATATAACAAGACTGTTAAATATTATCCATCTAAAAATATCTTTATAACATATGATGATAATAATATGATTGATAGAATTGTATTTACAATGACATGTTGGAGTGATGATTATATGGATTATGCTGTTTATAATAAAAGAGGTATATATTATAATGAATGCTATCACGGACGTATTAACAAAAAAAGAACTGAATGTGATAGAGATTTCACGGATTTCATCGCAGCGAATGGGTTGTAAGTAATAAACAAATAAATATAAATGTCAAAAAATTATTTTTGGCATTTATATATTCTTTTACAATTCCATAAATATTTATATGAATGATTATTATTATTATAATAAAATAATATTTTATTCATTCGATTATATTTATAAATAATATATTTTCCATTAAAATCAATAGTAGTTTTAATAATATTATATGTATTATTTATATTTGTTAATAATCCAGAACCAGTAGGATATGATGCAGTAATACCATAATATTTTTTAGAAATATTATCTATTATATTATTAATAGCATGAAGAAATAAAATATTATATGGATATGTAATAATAAAACCTGTATATATTAATTTTTTATTATAATAATAATCTGTTTCTAATGTAAAATAATTATTAGAAGTTAATTCAATTAATTTAAAATTATTAGGTATTAAATTAATATCTATATATATACCACCGTATTTATATAAAATGCAATATTTCCATAAATCTCTTTTATATTCAAATGGGATTAATGATTTATAAGCATTATATATATATATTGAAAAATTATTTTTTATAAAATATTCACATTCTTTTTCACTAAAACAATAAAAAATAAACTCTGGATTATATTGTTTTAGATAATATATATTTTCTATGTTTTTATCTGTTAAATATTCATTATAAGATTGAAATATAAATAATGGTATTTTTTTATAAATGCCAAAAAGTTTTAGCATATCTTATAATTCATAATTTATTTAATTAGAACCTACCAGCGACGAAATTATATAAATTAGTCCAGTTTTTTATAATATAAACTTTTTTATTATAAACTATTTCTTTAAAATCGTCATGCCATGAATAATCAATATTATCTTTAAACTCAGTATAATTATCAAGAATAGATTTTATATTTTTTGCTGAAAAATCAATTTTGTCAAATTCATATATATTATCCATAGATATAAATTTACTATTAAAAGTTTCAAACTCAGTAGCAATTACAGTATATGCTGCTACTGAATTAACTAGATAATAACTAACATCAGTATTCGATTTATACAAACACCCTTCCATTTTTGTATAAATATTTCATTATATATATTTATCATTTTTTTTATATATTTCTTTCAAAATCATTCATTTTTATTTATCATTTATAAAAAAAGCCAAAAATATATTTGACTTTTATATATAAATTAAATTAGAATTTCATATAGAAATCATCATCGTCTAAATCTTCCCATCGTGATGTTTCAATTGATAAATTAACTTTTTGCGGAATAGATTGAACGACTGAAGACCATGATTTTCCAATAAACGCAGGCGCTAAAGAAACAGAAGGAATATCATTAATCTCAACATCTTCATCGTCGATATCTTCAAGAGACATAAATAGATTTGTTGATTTAACTTCTTTTTTACTAGATGATTTTTCATTTTTTGTATTTGATGTAGTATTTGAAGTATTAGGAAAGATTTTATTAAATCTATAAGAAACAATAAGTTTTTCCCTATTTGCGAATGAGAGACGATGTCTAAATCCACATGTCTCTTTTTCACATAATTGACCGAAAGTACAGTTTTTCTTTCTCATTTCAGCATTAGGTTCATCTTTTGATTTTGATGAAATAGCATCATAAAAGTTCTTAACTATTTTTCTTTCCTTATAAGTAATATAATGTTTATAAGAGCAGTCAGAATCAATACAAATACAGTTTAAATTGCATGTTGATGTTGTCATTATAACTATAATTTAATCAGTTATGAATATAATAAATAGTTATAATTTAATCATTTTTTTATAAATACTGTAAATAAAAAAAACAAATATATTTTTAATTTAATATATATGGTTTATTATTAATAATATTTACTGGTTTATTAAATGTAAATACTGATGGTATATTAGAAATTAGATATGTTAATAATTGAATATTTAATTCTGGTATTTTATATATATCATAATTATTATGTAAATTAAATAAATGTGCTAAATTATTGATAATATTATTAATATTAAATGATAATGGAAATGTATTACTAACCCATCCACCTATATTAGTATTTTTAAAAGATTTTAATATATATTCATAATCGCTATTTATTTTTTCATAAGATGTAAAAATACCATATTTATTATTATTAATGATATTACTATTACTGAATGGTTTAATTAATCCAAAATCCCATATAACCCATAAATATCCAACATTTTTAAGATAATAATCAACACCATAAATATTATAGTGAAAATAACCACCTGGTTTTATTTTATAATATAAAAAATTGCCATTATGAGCATCTGCGTGAAATGCATTTATTTTTTTATAAAAAAACATTAAAGATAAAAATATTTGAATTAATGTGTTTAACATAATTTCATCATTTGTATAATTATATTTATAAAAATGTTCTAAATCACCATTAGCTAATTCTGATAATATTATAAATAAATTATCTAGTTTTGCAATATTTTCTGGTATATATCGTTCTAATGATTTATGTTTAGTAATATTTAAACTTACATATTTACTTTCTAAACTTTTATCATAACATTCTAATAATCCATATGTTATTGGAAAATGTATAAATTCATTATTGATAACTGATAATGTTAAAGTTTCTAATATATAATATTCGTTTAAATTATTTCGAGTTCCTTCTATTAATTTAGTTGCAAATATTAAATCTTTATTATAACCTTCGTTTTTATCTATATAATATGAAAAATAAACAACACCATAAGCACTATCAGAACCTATTTTTTTAGTTAAAATAATACGATTACCAATTCTAAATATTGGGATATTATTAATAACTTTATAAACTTTAAAACAATTATTTGAATACTTTTTTCGTGAATTAATATGATTATTAATAATTTTATAATTTGTATTACGATATTCTAAAAAATTTGGTATTGTTTTATTACTTTTATATACAGGTGTTATATTTTCTTTTTTTTCATCACTATTATTTAATGATATATGTGATTTTTTTACAGGTAATGGAAATTTTATAGGTGTAGTATTTGAATATCTTGATGTGTCAGATACTTTCTTTTGAAGTTCTTTAAGTTTATTTTTACGTTCTTTTTCTATATTTTTTAATTCTTGTAATAATTCTTTTTCTTTTAATTTTAGATTTTTTAATTTATCATTTGGATTTGATATTTCAGTATCAAATATTTCTTTTCTTTTTATAGCAATTCTACTTAAATAATTTTTGCAAGCATTTTTAGATGCTATAGTTTTATTTAATTTATATGATAGTTCGCATTCATCTCTATTTATATTATCTCTTTTACATTTTGAAATATATTCAATATAAGGATTTGGTTTAATACATTTTGCTTTTTTTGCAGAATATTCGCATTTTATAGATGAATTGCATTTAATATTTGACATAATTATTCTATATTATATATTGTTTTTTATTAATAATTAAAAACAATATTATTACATTTATATAAATAGGAAAATGAAGACATTCTAAATACATTACCAATTATATGATTTTAATCATTAATCTAATTATTAAATAGAATATAATGAATAAAAAATATGTATTTATACTTGATTTAGATGAAACTATTATAGGTAATTGTATATATCAATCTCAATTGTGGAATATTGCGAAGGCATATAATTTAAATGTTAATAAAATATTATTATCATATTATAAAGAACCATCAAAATTAATAAGACCATATTTTATACATTTTATAAAAAAAATGCGTGAATTATATAATGAGAATGTATATTTTTATATATATACAGCATCTACATATGAATGGGCGAATGCTGAGATAAAATTAATTGAAAAAGCAAATAATATTAAGTTTAATCGTCCTATATTTACAAGAAATGATTGTATAAAATCAAAAAAATCATTATATTGGATTAAATCGATAGATATAATAAAATCTAAAATAAAAGTTAAGAATGCTGATTATATAATAATCGATGATAGTAATGTATATAACGATAATAATAATCTTCAATTATTTTGTCGTCCATATCAATATAAAGCATTCTGTAATATAAGTTCTTATATACCTTTAAAAACAATTCCTGATTTTTGTAAGGGGATTATATGTCCTTTTATAGATTTAACAGATGATAATAGTAATATAAAGATGTATAAATGGTTATATAAGAAATGTAAGAAAATAGAGAAATTAAATATTCAATATAAATATGATAAGTTTTGGTTAAACTTAGCAAATGTAATTGAGAAAAATAAAATAACTGATTTTAATGAAGATATAATAAAACAATTAACAACAATTGCGAATAATTATTGACGAGTGCAATAATTTAAATTATAAATATAATATAACCAATAAAAGGGACCTAAAATTAATGCCAAAATAACACCTATTGCTTTATCGGTAACACTTCCTTGATAAAATAAACAAACAATAGAAGCAATAAATGCTAATAAACCACCTATAAACCATATTAAAGAAAATATTAATGTTAAAACAGCAATTATACCAAATGATATACTAAAAGTAGTTAATGTATCATTAAAATTATCATCATTGTCATTTATTTTTTTATATCCACCTTCATTAGAATACATAATATATATCTATCTATATATATAAAAATATTATAAAATATTTATTATTTATTTTCATAATAATATACACACATTAAAAAAGCATCACTTAAATCATCTTTCTTTTTATGAGAATTAATAAAATCTAATATTTCTTTATTTTCATAATTATTTTGCAAAAGATATTGAGTATAATAAACAGCATCTATTTTATTTTGTTTATGTTTATCATTTACTATAATATCACTATATTTAGTTATTAATTTTAATTTATGTTTAGGTGATACATATATAGTTTTTATATTCATATTTTGATGTTTAGAAATAATTTTAAAATATGCATTTATAGTTGTTTGAATACATCGCATATTTGCGGTCATTTGACATTCAATTAATATAATTAATTCTTCATCAATTATAAATATATCACTCATTAATATATCTAAAAACTCAATAGTATTATCAATAATACTTTGATAATCTTTATTATTGCAATTTAAATCAATTTTATTAATTTTCACAATATTAAATATAGAATTATTTATAGTTGTATAGCAATATGCCATATTTTTAATGCCTATATCAAATGATAATAAATGTATCATATAATTATATATATAATGAATATCTTATTTATATTTAGACGAGATTTACGAATAAACGATAATACGACATTAAATCATATTAAAAATACCTATTCTAAATCAAATATATTACCTATATTTATATTTAATAAAAATCAAATAGATGAAAAGATAAATAAATATTATTCATCAAATGCCGTTCAATTTATGTTTGAAAGTTTAGAAGAATTATCATTCATTAATTATTATCATACATCAAATGAAATAGATATTATTGAAAAATTACATAAGAAATATAATTTTAGCATAATTGCTTATAATAAGGATTATACACCTTATGCAAGAAAAAGGGATAATATAATTACTGAATGGGCGAATAAAAATAATATAAAAATAATTAGTGAGGAAGATTATACATTACATAATATAGGTGAAATAACGAAAGATGATAAGAAACCATATTTAAAATTCACGCCTTTTTATAAGAAAGCAATATTAAAAATTCCTCGTGCTATTGTTAATATTAATATTAATAATTATATCAAAGATATTAATTCATATTCTTTTAAAGAAATGGAAAAATTATATAGACCTAAAAATAATGATTTATTATTAGTAAATGGAGGTAGAAAAAATGCTTTAAATATAATTAAATCCCTTAAATCGGGTAAATTTAATAAATATGACGAAGAAAGAGATTATCCATATTTAGATAGAACGACTAAATTAAGTGCTTATATAAAATTTGGATGTATAAGTATTAGAGAGGTTTATTTTGCATTACCTGTGCGACATGGAATAATTCGCGAATTATTTTGGCGTGATTTTTATGCAATTATAGGATATTATTTTCCATATGTATTTGAAAAATCATTTATATTAAAATATAATAATATTAAATGGAATATAAATAATGAATATTTAGATAAATGGAAAAATGGTTTAACCGGATTTCCATTAATTGATGCTTCTATGAGACAATTAAACACATGCGGATGGATGCATAATAGGTGTAGAATGATAGTAGCATCATTTTTAGTAAAAAACTTATTTATTAATTGGAGAAAAGGCGAAGAATATTTTGCATCTAAATTAGTAGATTATGATCCATGTTCTAATAATGGAGGGTGGCAATGGTGTGCATCAACTGGAACTGATTCGCAACCATATTTTCGCATATTTTCACCATCGGCACAATTAAAGAAATATGATAAAGATTGCATATTTATAAAAAAATGGGTTCCCGAATTACGTGATATTCCTAATCATATTATAATTAACTGGGAAAACAAAAATAAAGATAATATTAAATATCCTAAACCTATGGTTGATATTAAATCTACTTCTGTGTTATTTATAAAACGATTTAAGGATATTGTTGGAAATGTTTAAGTGCTTTCATAATACTAGGAAGAGTAATATAATCACATTCATTTTTAATAGATGAATTATTAATAAACTTTAAATATACTTTATAAAGATTATAAACAAATTCTTTAATATTTTTAAAACATTCTTCATAATGTAAATTATATTTATTTATAATTAATAATAATTCATCATTTGTTGTATCTTTATTAATGGATTGTATAACATCATATGGTATATTTTCATATTTAATAAAGTTTCCATAAATAGTATCTTTATTTTTATTATAATTTTCTGTCATTAATATTTCTATTTTTAATGTTTCATTATTAATATAATCAATATTATTATCAATCATAATATTAATTAATTTTTCTTTTGATATTTTATTAATATTTTCACATAATAAACCTTTTTTCAAATAATATATTTTAATAGAATTAATTAAATCTATTTTAGTATATTTAATAATATCAGTCATTTAAATAAATTATTTATGATAATCATTATCATTTTTTAATAAAAAAAAATGAATATATTAATTATAAATATTAATAATAAAGATGACAACATATAACGAAAAGTTTTATGAGAATGATAATGGTGTTTATTTTAAATCAAATTATCCTTCACAATGGTATGAATCAACATTTATTATTGATGGTAAAGAATATAATTGTTGTGAGAAATATATGATGGAACAAAAAGCATTATATTTTAATGATATTGAAATCGCTGAAATGATTATGAATACAAATGACCCAAAAGAACATAAACAATTAGGACGAAATGTTAAAAACTTCGATGAATATAAATGGAATATGGTTGCTGATGAAATCGTATATAAAGCAAATCTTGCTAAGTTTAGTCAAAATGCTGAACTTAAAAATAAATTACTTGCTACAGGTGGTAAAATGTTTGTGGAATGTTCCCCTTATGATAGAATATGGGGAAATGGATTAAATATCACAGATACATTAAAAACACCTATGATTGAATGGTTAGGAACTAATCGTTTAGGATTAGCAATTATGAAAGTTCGTAATACTTTAAGAACTGAAAAAAATTAAATTAATACCCTATTCCGCGTCTTTAGCAACTGCTGCTTCTTTTTGTGCTTTCCATGCTTCTGTTGCTTTTTTCATTCGTTCAGTTGGATTACATCCATCATTTTTCAAAATCGCCATTTGTTCTTTAATGAAAAGATTATAAGCAGATGGTGCTTTTTTAACTTTTACTTCACCTGAAGCAGTATGAGTTTTAGAATTCTTATATGCTTCTTTAAGAAGTTTAGTTAAATCACTAATGGAATAATTAGTATCTAAATTAACTGATGATACAAACTTATCGATAATTTGCTTGGTAGTCATTTATTTTATTTCTAATATATCTCCTATTGTTTATATCATTTTCATTTAAAATATCCATATAAAAATAAAAATATTAATTAAATAATAATGACAGAATGGAAGAGTTTTCAGGACTTTAAACCAGTAGTTTTAAGAAAATCATTATCCACTAATTCTAATTCTAAATCTAAATCTAATATTCATATTAAAAATGAAATTAAAGATGATGATGAATTACCTAAAATTGCGAAATATTCGCATGAACAAATTGGAACAATACGAGATGCTAGAATTGCAAAAGGATTAACACAACAACAATTAACTAAATTAATTAATCCAATATTAGATTCTAATTTTATTACTAATATTGAAAATGGAAAAACAAATTTTGATAATAAAACTTATAATACTATTTTGCGAAAATTAAATATTACAAATAAAAAATAATTAAGATTGGATTAACGCCGTTTCTAATATTTCTATTTTATTTTTTAATTCTTTTATACATTCAACTAAAAGACCTATTGTATTCCCATATGATATATTAGAAGTTCCGTCAATTTCAGATATAGAAACTGCTTCTGGTAAAACTAATGCTACTTCTTGTGCTAATAATCCTGTATATTTTTTAGGTATTATATTTGTATCATTTATAGAATTATAGATATAACCATTTATATTTGAGATTTTACTTAAAGCATTTGTTATAGATGTTTTATTTATGAAAATATTAGAATCAGCTTGTGAATATAATGACCCATTATTATAAATATGATAATGATTATTATCATAATGAATATTCATAGTATTTTTATAAATATCTAATGATGAAATTGATGTATCTATATAATAATTTTTATTATAATCTAAATTAGGATTAATTATTTTATTCCAAATACCAAAAATATTATTACTAGTTCCTAATCTATATATTGAATTAACATCTTTATTATATTTTTGTATTTTTGTATTAAAATGAATATATGAGTTTTGTGTGCATGAGTTTAATGTTATAAAATTATCATTATCTATAAAATTATTAATTTGAAACATATTATTATTATCTGGATTAATATCATTTCCTCCATTAATTAATACACACCCTTTATAATTATTTCTATTATATGAATTAGCATTTAATATAATATTTTTTGTATTTAATTCAAAATTATGTGTTAATTTATTATTTGTAAATAATGATAATATATTATCATATAATGAAACTCCGTCTTTATTATAAATATCACCTTTTATATAAATATTATTAGTTTCTATATTTCCAGATGTATTTAAAGTTCCATATTTATCAATATTAAGTAATTTATAATCATTAAAATATAATTCATAATCATTTGTATAACTATAAATATTATGAAAATTACCATAAATATTTTTTTGTTTTATTAATGGTAATTTAACATTATTTTTAATAAATCTTTGTGATATATTAATATTATTAGGTAATGAATAAACATCATAAATATCTTTTATTTTAAATACAAATGATAATATATATTTCTTACCAAATAAATTAGTTGTATATAATTTCTCATCAATTTCATTATATATATTCGTAATTATTGATGATGATGATTGAGGTTTTAAATATTCTATACGATTATTAATATCAATATTATTATTATTAATATTACTTGTTATAGTTGATGTAAAATTATTAGTTATCGCACTAGGTATTAAATAATTATTTCTTGATATGTGATATATATATGTATTTACAGTAGATGTTAT